ACTGGCCTCTCACAGCCATTACTACAACCGGATAACTACCGGCTTTTGCTGATCAATTCTCAGCAGTCGTTAATTTACCGTACTCCATCTGTTTATGGCAACAATTTCGTGCAAAAAAATATTTCGTTTTTTGTTGCAAATTGATTGATTGATGCGAGTAATTAGCCTATCATTCTTCATAAGGGATGCGTTCTGCATCTCTGTCGATAACGGAGATCGATCATGAAACCAAGATTTGCAGCACCCACAGAGCGCGACTTGCGCTTTGTCAGAAACTCAGGATTTCGACCCGAGGATTTCGGGCAGGAAGTCAAAATAATCAATTCGGCGGTCGATGGCGCGGTCATTGTGACCATTCTGCTCGGCCTGCTTTACGCGCTGTCGGTGCTGGCATGATCCGGTCAATCACCATGCACGGGGTCGAATTCGAGATTGAATTTGAAGACACCGAAGATGGCGGCGAGGTCATCGACTATTACATCAATGGCAAAGTCGTCACCGAAGTTATCCGCGATGCGACGAAATGGGCGATTCAATCCACGGTAAATCACAACGCGAAACAATGGGCTGACGAATATCGCCGCGAGCAAGCCGGAGAATCCCGCGAAGAACTGCACCAGCATCTGGCGCTGAAGGTCGCGGCATGAACTGGGAAATCTATTTGAAGCGCAAGGCCAACGTCGACGACGCACAGAGCGCCCGTAAAAAAGTGGCTTACGTCGTTGGCCCAAAGACCGTTGAGGCAGCTATCGAAATCGCGCTGAAACGTGCGGAAAACCAAGCGTTTGTGCTGGATGGCACACCAAGGAGAGCAGCATGAGCAATGATTACGAAGAAGGCCGCGAAGTTTCTAGCATGAGCGTCGAGGGTGGCACGGTTGCATTGCTGAACCGTTCTGAAATTGACATGCAGGTTTCAACTGCCCACAAGTTCCCGCGCTCCATCAAGCGTTTCCGCCAAGAAGCGCTGGCCATGGTCACGCTCAACGAGTCGGTGGCTGAGTCCTGCATATACGCCCTGCCCCGTAGCGGCAAGACCATTGAAGGCCCGAGCGCCCGCTTTGCTGAAGTCGTCGCATCGGCCTGGGGCAACTGCCGAGCCGGCGCCCGCGTTGTTTCGGATGCTGGCGACTTCATCACGGCGCAAGGCGTGTTCCATGACCTGGAGCGCAACGTCGCCATCACTTACGAGGTGCAGCGCCGCATCACCAACAACAAGGGCCAGCGCTTCAATGCCGACATGATCGGCGTCACCGGCAACGCAGCATCTTCCATCGCCCTGCGTAACGCCATCCTCAAGGGCGTACCGAAAGCCTTCTGGGACGATATGTACCAGGCCGCCAGAGCCACCGTCATGGGTGACTTCCAGACGCTAGCCAATCGCCGCGCCGAAGCGCTGAAGGCATTCATTTCCCTGGGCGTCAGCAATGCCCAAGTATTCGCCAAGCTCGGTGTCGCCGGCATTGAAGACATCGGCCTTGAGCATCTGGTTGTGCTGCGCGGCATGATCACCGCCATCAAGGACGGCGACACCACGCCGGAACAAGCATTCGCCCCAGAAGATGGCGCCGCGCCAGCAGCCAAGGCCGAGCAGAATAAGCCCGAAGCACTGGCTGAAATGCCGGCCGACAAATTCGCGGCAGAGCTGATCAAGTGGCGCAAGGCGGTGGCCGGCAAGGCGATCACGCCAGCGCAGATTATCAGCACCACCCTTACTAAGTACGTCCTGACCGACGATCAAAAACTGGCCATTGAAGACCTGGCCGTCAATTACGGAGAATGACCATGAAAATTATCAACCACCAGCAAGGGTCTGCGGAATGGAAAGCCCACCGCAGGACCACCCGCAACGCCAGCGATTTCCCTTCCGCCCAGGGCTTGAGCAAGAAATTCACCCGTTCTGCTCTTGTTGCTGAGCACGCAACAGGTATTGAGCGTGAATTTTCTCCCTATGTCGCGGAAAAGATTCTGCCGAACGGCCACAGGATTGAGGCGCTTGCTCGTCCTATGGCTGAAGAAATAATCGGTGAGGAACTGTATCCGCTCGTCGCTGTTTCTGATGACGGTTATCTTGGCGCTAGCTCAGACGGGGCAACAATGTGTCGTGATATTGGCTGGGAGTGCAAGCAATGGAATGCCGAACTGGCCGAAGCAGTTGCGTCTGGTTTCGTTCCTGATACTCATGTCGGCCAAGTTGACCAGCAAGGCGAAGTGTTCGGCTTCGAGAAAATCTTGTTTATGGTCACGGACGGCACGCCTGAGAATTGCGTCCATTGCTGGCATGTGCCAAGCGAAGAGGCAAAGGCAAAGATTCGCCCGACGTGGCGCCAGTTTGACGAAGACGTGGCCAACTATCAGCCTGAAGTCATCGAGGCAAAGCCAATCCTGCACGCCAACCCAATCGACAACCTGCCGGCGCTGTTCATCGAAGTAACCGGCCGCGTCACCGCCAGCAACCTCGTTGAATTCAAGGCCGCTGCAACGGCGGTTATTTCCAGCATCAAGACAGAACTCGTCACCGATCAGGATTTTGTCGACGCGACGGCTGCAGTCAAGTATCTGAAGGATGTCGAGGACAGCGCCAAGCGCGCCAAACAGAACGCCCTTGACCAGACGGCCAGCATTGCCGAACTGCATCGCGCCCTAGATGAAGTGGCCGGCATGGCTGCTACGGTGCGCAAGGCGCTCGACAAGAAGGTTGTCGAAGAGAAGGACCGCCGCAAGACTGAAATCGTGATGGCCGCGAATCAGGATCTGGTCAATCACATCATGAAGATGAACGAACGCATCGGCGCCGCCTATATGCCGCGTATCGAGGGCGGGTTTGCCGAAGCAATCAAGGGTCTGAAATCACTCGACAGCATGCGTGACAAGGTAAGCGCCGCCCTGGCCAATGCCAAGATTGAAGCCAACGCCACGGCCGATCGCATCGACGCGAACCTAAAGAGCCTCGAAGCCGATGGCCAGTCCTGGCGCTTCTTGTTCCCGGATCTGCAAGCCGTATGCACCAAAGCATCCGACGATTTCGCCGCTCTGCTTGCTGCACGCAAAGCAAGCCATGCAGCGGCCGAGTCAGCCCGCATCGAGAAGATTCGCGCCGAAGAGAAAGCCAAGGCTGAAGCAGCGGCAGCCGCCAAGGTTGCAGAAGAAGCGCGCATTGCCAAGGCCGAAGCCGATGCCAAGGCAGCGACCGAGAAAGCCGAAGCCGATCGCCTTGCTACCGAGGAAATCCGCAAGATTGACGAGCAGCGCAAGGCCCAAGCAATGGAGCGCGCCAAGCAGCTTGCCGAAGAAGCCAATGCCGCCATGCCAGACGAGGCGCAGAAACAAACAGTTGCAAACCATACCGAGCAACCGCTCGCATTGGTCGATCAACTTCCTGACGCCACGAAAATGATCGACGACCGCAGCGGCCAGCGCATCACCTCACTGCGCATTCAAATTTCGGACGAGCTTGGAAAGATGAATGTGTTTGAGCTTGGCAATGTTTTGGCCTACTGCCAAGCGCTGCCGTTGAAAAACAAGCTGGCGGCTTAAATGAACGACAAAGAAAAAATTAATCTGTTGCGCGAAGCCCTACGGGAAATCGCCGCATTAACAGACAACGCAGCAGTCAAGATGATTGCCATCAACGCGGATAAAGAGAGTCGCAAGCCACTCGCCAAGAAGGCCGCGTAACGATCAGTGGGGTTGGCGCAGCAAACGCCTGAGAAGTGCCTATTGGCGGGTAGGCAACCAACCCCACCCAGGTTTTATCCGTAACAATCACAAGGAGTAGTGAGTATGTGGTTCAAGAATCTTCAGCTTTACCGCCTTCCAGTTCCGCTTGCCATCAGCGCCGCGCAACTTCAGGAACAGATGGAGCGCGGCCCGTTCGTAAAGTGCCCGAGCAATCAGCCGATGTCGCGTGGCTTTGTCTCGCCGCGCAAGGATGGCGACTTGGTTTATCAACTCGGCGGCCAGTGGTTGATGGCGCTTGCCGTCGAACAGCGCCTACTACCGTCGTCAGTCGTCAATGAAGAAGTCAAGGAGCGCGCCGAGGCGATTGAGCAAGAGCAAGGCTATGCGCCTGGCCGCAAGGAGTTGAAGGAACTGCGCGAACGCATCACCGAGG